CTTTTCATGCCGCCCTCCTGTAGATCTCGCGCTCGATCAGCGCTTCGGCGCGGTCGTCTTCCGCTTGCTGGTCCAGGGTCCGTAAGCAAAGCGATTCGAGCTCGTCGCGGTCTTCGCCGGAGAGCTTCACGTCGTCGCCGTCCTCATCCTCGGCGCGGATGATTTCGAACTCGGGCCGCTCGGGCGGCTCATTGAAACTGCCGCGATACCCGGCAGTCGCGCAGCCAGTGACCTCCAGCGCGCGGCCATACCAATCCACACAGACGGTTACCCGCATGTGAGCCTCCGGTTTTGTTGGGTGCGAGTCGCGCTCTATGCGGGGCGCGATCGCGGAGATTCCCGCCGCATCGGGTGTTTCTGCGCTGATCGGATTGGCCGGAAATGTGAGCAGCTTTCGCCGCCGACGAGGCAAGCTTTGACGCCCCTGGAAGGCGCATCCGATCCGATCACGGTGCCGCGCCGGCATCGCTGGATCCCCCGTCTATCTATTCGGCGGGCCGGTACCGCTTGCAGTACCCGGTTATTTCGTTGCGAAACATCGGCATGAAGCCAATCGTTTCCGTTGTGCGATTGATTGCTGCGTGCGCCCGGCACTCGCCGCGCTGCTCGCACTTGTAGCCAGCGAGCGTCTCGCCCGCGCAGGCGATCTTGATGTCCGGCCGCGCGAGGCTCTTGACTTCGGAAAGGTTGCTCATTGCGTCCCCCTAGAATGGTCTGCGCACTCTTGAATGCGCAGGCTCTTCGGGGCCGTCTCTCCGGCTGTCGCGGATCTTTCGACCACCGCTGCGGCCCGTATCGATATCGGGCGTCGTACTTCTTGCATCGATCCTTGTGTCGGTCTTCTGCGCTTGCTGCCTGGTGCAGTAGGGTGGGGTCCAGCTCGCGGCCATGTTCCGCCCCCGCATTCCGATCAGTCCGGTCGATTGGTTGCTGCCGGCGTTGTCATCGGAGCCCCGGCAAGGACTCCCAGCGCGTTCGTGTCTTACCCGGCAATCCGGGATGCGCTGCGTATCCGTCTGGTTGTGAAAGAGCGTCGTTCTGTGATTCACAAGATACACGCACCGTGATTCGTGCGCAAGTAAAAACTCACAGATTGTGAGTTTAAAGTGCACAAAAAAGCCCGCACGCGGCGGGCTAGTGGTTGGTTGGTTCTGGGGCGGGTGGGGTTATCCGTACTTTTTGTGGAAGTTGGCGTCAGACGTGAACAGCATGGAAATCGCTTCTATGAAACCAAGAATCATTGGTACGCCAGTCCAGCAGAACAGGAGATAGGTTGCCCCGGCGCCAGGGCTCCCAAGGTAGAACTTGTGCATCCCCAGGCCGCCGAGAAACAGGGCCAAAAGAATGGCGGCGGACCTGCTTTTGATGGGGCGGACAGCGACTTCGCCCTGCGCTCGGTGGCTGGATGGCGCGCCGCACCCTGGACAGGATGGCGCCTTGTCGCTGATCTGCTTGCCGCACTCTGAGCAGTAGATGAGGCTCACAAAAATACCCTTTCCTGAGTTGTGGTTACTTTGTAAATTCTAGCCCTGCCGTCTGGAACGTGAAGACGTGCGAGCCCTGCTGGTAGAACGACGACTCGACTTGCATGCGTTTCGACTTCTTGATCCGGGAGAGCAGGGACGCTTCCCCGTTGAGGAAGACCATCTCTGTGCTGTTGTCGGAGGGCTCAGAGGCGTGAACACTGAAAGGCTTCCCGCCGTCGAACCTGACTTTCAGGTTGCATCCTTCGATGCCGCAACCAAACTGGCCGCGTTCGATGCTCAGCATGATGCTTAGCCCGTTTTTCCCGCCACGGCGGACGGTGAGCGTGGCGTGCTGCGCCCCTTGGTACGGGAAGTCAAAATTCACTGTCTCGTCTGAGGCGATGGACGCGTAGTGAATCTTTCCCCGGCCCATCTTGTCTTCTTCTTCGCTGTACTCCCAGGTCTGGCGCTGACCCCCGCCACTTTCGACGTGCTGGTCGGCGAGCTTCTGGGCCTTCGCCTGATCATCCTTGGATAGCGCAGGCTGAGGCAGCGCCGATCCACTCTTCCCGCTTTCAGTCGCCAACCCCAAAAACGTGAGGAAGAGGAAGAAGCCGAAAACGGACAGAACCACCTTCGTGAGCAGCGACATCTTGAGCTTGGCGCCGCAATGCGGGCAGGCCTTCGCTTTGTCGCTGATGTCGTTCTTGCACTCCTTGCACTTCACTATCGCCACATCTGCCCCCTGTTTTTGCTAGTCATCCATGTCTGCTGCGATTGAAACCGGGCGACCGATGATGCGAAGAGCGTCGCCGTGCTCAGGGCCGACGACCCAGTCCGGGTAGATGGCCTTGTCCGGGTTGTCGCTGCGGACGAGGATGGAGCCGTCCGGCTGCCTGAACAACCGTTTGATGAAGAACTCGCCGAGATAGTCGATCGCGTGGCGCTTGCCTGTCCTGAGCGCCGTTGATTTCGTGTCCAGCGTGACGCTTGCCCCGTTCGGGACGCCTGGCGTCATTGAATCGCCGTCGATAACGACGGTGACAAGGTCCTCAGGGCGTAGATGCTTCTTCCTGCACCACGACTTCCTGAACCGGTTGGGCGTGCCCTTTTCGTCGATCTCCCACTGCAAGCGACCGCTCCCGGCAGATAGTTTGAGCGTGAGCCGCGGAACTTCGATTTCGTCGTCAGAAAGAGGGGTGTCGTCATCGACAGCCACGATCGGGCGGGGCGGCGTAACAATGTTACCAGACCTAGCAGGAGATCCGCGCCCGGATTCAAGCCGCCCAACATCAACATCGAGAGCGGATGCGACCGAAATCGGCCCGGCCCCCTCGGAAATCCATTCCGGAGCGCACCCGACCTTTCTGGCTAGAGCCAGAACCTTCCCAGGCGGAACCCCGCGCTTCCCCCAGTTCGAGACGGTGTTGGGCGCCTCGTTGATTGCGCGGGAAAGGTCCGCCCAGTTGCCAACGTTTTTCAGGTTTGCCTGGGCGGCTGAAAGCAGTCGCAAGAGCGTTGGGTGTGTTGTTTGTTCCATACACACAGCCTATCGAAAACTTACACAAACTTGTTTCACAAGGGCGAAGCGTGATCTTGTGCGTGAATCACTGTCTGTGTATAGTTGTGAACATGACTGACGCACAGACAATCACCCGCCTCGGCGGACCTACGGCTCTCGCAAAACTCCTCGGGTTCAAGACCGCAAGGGTCGGGAACTGGGTTAAGCGAGGGATTCCTGCTCGGGTTCTGCTCAACAACCCTGACGTCTTCGGCCTCGCGCCGAAGCGGCGCTCCAGCAAGAAGGAGGCGGCGTGAGCGAAGAAAAGAAGATGTCCCTGCTCGAAACGGGAATTTGGGGGTTTCTGTGCGGGTCCTTGATGGCCCTAGCAGCCCCAGCGGAACGCTACATCCACTGCGTGCGTAATGACGGCGCCTGCCACCGATGCCACGCAAAAGAAGACCGGCTTCAGCATCAAGAACCGCCAAAGGCCAACCAAAGCTCTGGCGTAGGGCGGCCGGACGTAGGTCGCAAACCCGGTTCCTTGAACAGCAACAAGCCTTCCGACCCGAAGGTCGTCCCTGACAGCTTCCGCATGGGGAGCACCTTTCGTGAAAACGACTGCGCATCTGGTCCTCGATTCTGTCATGGGCTTCGCTCCTGGTGGGCGGCAGATCCATCACGATCTGGCCTCTTTTTTTTGGACCACAGGGGACAGTCAACACAAGTCCAACCCCGTCAAACACTCGCAAAGGGTGACGCCATGAATCAGCGTGAAATCCCGATTTTCCAAGCCGCTCCGGCCCCGACGATGGTCCCGGCTGAGCTGGTGCAGATGTGCCGCTCGAAGCTCGACGCGATCAGGCTGTGCGTCCAGCTCTCGCGCCTGACGCACTCGACGATCCAGGACGAGCTCGGAATCGACAAGGGCCACTGGACGCGAATGATGCAGGGCAGGGCGCACTTCCCGACGAACAAGGAAGGCGAGCTGATGCGCCTCTGTGGGAATTTTGCCCCGCTGCAGTTCGAGGCCGCCGCCAGCGGGTTCGAGCTCCACGCGATCGACGACAAGGCCCAGCGCATTGCCGCACTTGAAGCCCAGCTCGAAGCGGCTAGGAGGGCAGCATGACCCTCTGTGCCCTGACGCGGCCCGATCTGGAGCCGCGCCCCTTCACGCTGATCGTCGTTCTTGTCTCGCCTCACCCGGCCAATGAGCTTTTCCCGGAGGCTGCGTGATGCTTGAAAAAATCCTCATCGCTGGATTCATCGTCTCTCTGATCGTGGTCGTCGGCAAGCGGTGGATAGCCCCGGCTGTGCGCGATCTCGACTTCATGCTGCGCCGCGGATGGGGGGATGAATGATGCTGGTTCCATTACCCAGCTTTGAAGCCCTTCTCGAGCGTTACATCCATCAGCTTGCGATGACGATTTTGATCACGGCGCACCCGGATATCCGCGAAATCCTTCAGGAAGCGCACGACAAGCTCTGCGCGCTGCGCAAGCCGGGCCCGAGAGACGAGGCGGTCTGATGGCTCGCCCGTTCAGAGATATCATGAAACCCCAAAAACCAAAGGCAGAAAGCCATGAACGATTGGTCGTGGAGCGGGGAGGATGGGAAGTCCTCGACGGTAGTCAGGTCCGTGCAAGCGGTTGCTGTTTATACCAACCCGGACGGGGATATTGTCATCAGGCAGCAAGGGGAGTTCGGAGGGGACGACAGCGTGATCATCATTCCGCCGCAAGTCGCTTTGGCTGTTTCAAAGTCAATCATGACGGAGGCCGGGGAGTAATAGAGACCCCCTTCGCGCAATGCGAGGGGGGGGTATGACAATCGCCCCAATGGTGTCGCCGGATTGCGATCTGCGCGACTTCGCATTCATGCCGCTGGACGTGGTGCGACTACGCGACAGCGACATCGCTGCGCTATCGTCGGGCGACGAATTCCGCTGCGCCGTGCTGCTGTGGTGCGCGAGTTGGCACCAACTCCCCGCCGCGAGCCTTCCTGACGACGACCAGATCCTCTCTCAACTCGCAGGATTCGGCCGGGTCGTGAAGGAATGGAAGAAGGTCAGAAACGGCGCTCTGCGCGGCTGGGTCGTCTGCGCGGACGGCCGGCTCTACCACCCTGTTGTCGCCGAGAAAGCCCGTGAGGCATGGCGCGCAAAGCTGGTGCAGCGCTGGAAAACAGAGTGTGCGCGCATCAAGAAGGCCAACCAGCGCAACGGAACAAGCGCTGCGGCCCCGTCCATCGAAGAGTTCCTCGCGGAACATGAGAAAGCGGGACAACCCAAGCATGCCCCCGAGGACAACGCCGGAATGTCCCTAGGGACAAACGGTACATGCCCCCAAGGACAAACCAAGCCAGTCCCCGAGGACAGCCCCATTGTGTCCCCAGACTGTCCCCCGGGAAATGGCATCCAAGGGACAGTGGACAGGGACAGTGGACAGGTAAACCTTAAAACCAAAACCCCCAAACCCCCTACGCCGGACAAGCCGGCTCGGTTCGACCCGCTTTCGATCGACCTGCCTGACTGCGTAACCCCCGAAGCCTGGGCGAAGTGGATCGCCTACCGAAGAGCCCGAAAGCTCACCACTGCCGAACCGACCGTGACCGCGCAAGCGGCAAAGCTCGCCGAGTGGCACGAGGCCGGGCACGACCCGACCGAGATCATCGACACGAGCATCACGAACGGGTGGCAAGGACTTTTCGAACCGAAGGACAGCAGGGGTAACGAACGCTATGACGACAAGCTGCAACGTACTGCCGATGCACTCACCGGGCGCAACCGGCGCCCAGCAAGCGGAGAAGCTGGACGAACTCTCGACGGAGAAGCGCGAGCGGTGGATTGAGCAGCTCTTTGCCCGCCTGCTGGCGATGTACGGCGCCGACTTCTCGAAGCTCTGGGCGTCCGTCGATCCGGAAAGCGTCAAGGCCGCCTGGGCGGAGGATCTCGGGCCGTTCGCTGGCCAGCAGATCGCCTGGGCGCTGCAGCAGCTCAAAGCCAACCCGAACGGCGCTTTCGATCGGCCTCCGTCCCTGCCGAAGTTTCGATCGCTCTGCCAGCAGGCGCCGCGCCCCGAAGCGAAGACTCTGCCGGCTCCGCGCGTCGCTCCGGAAGTCGCGAAGACGCGCGCCGCCCAGCTCGAAGCCGGGGTGTCGAAGATCGTCGGAATGGTCGGGCGCGATCACAAAAAGTGGGCGCGCGACATCCTTGCTGACCCGAAGAGCTTCCCGGCAATCAGCGTGCGAATGGCGCGCGAAGCGCTTGGACAGGAGGCGGCGTGATGCGCGTGGGCCGAAAGGAAGAGGTCGATCTCCTTCGCGACAAAGTGTCGCGTCTCGAACGAAAACTGCAGGTTTCAAATGACAGAAGGGCCCGGCTTGTTGCCGGGTTGGAAAGGATCTCGGCGTGCGTTCGGTTCGACCGCATTCCCTTTCGCGGGAGGGTGATTAGGCTGGTCGCGGAAGCCGCCGAAGATGCGCTTGCTGACGACAGGGCCGGCTCGCTCGACGAAGCGGGGTTCGTCATCTTGAAGTCTGGCGTCAAGGTAAAAAGCTCAGATCAGGAGGCCGTGTGAAATGGCAAAAAATCAACCCGTACTGTCTGAAAAGTGGTCCTTGGCGGATCGCGAAGCACGGCGGCCCGTCGCCGAAGTACCTGCTGACGCACGACGCGAAGCCGGGGATGCTGTGCTGGTTCGAAAGCGCACAAGCGGCGATGGATTTGGCCACCGCATTGGAATCGACCCCGGATGCTCCGGCGCGATCGTCGTGATGGATCAGCGCTGGAACCTGATCGAGTGGGGCCAGATGCCGACGATCAAGGTCGGCAAGGCTTCACGCGTCAATGCCGCAGCCCTCGCTGAGATGCTGCGCGACTTCGACGACGGCGAGGCCTATGTCGAGCAGGTCGGGGCTATGCCAGGGCAGGGCGTCTCATCGATGTTCAGCTTCGGGCACGCGGCCGGAGTGGTCGCCGGGGTGCTCGGAGCAATGCTGATCCCGGTCACGCTCGTGACACCGCAGGCCTGGAAAAAGCACGCCGCGCTGATCGGCAAGGACAAGGACGCCGCGCGCACCAGGGCGATTCAGCTCTGGCCGGCATGGCGCGATCTCGATCTCAAGGGCAAGGGTCAGGCGCTCGCCGACGCGGCGCTGATTGCCCGGTTTGGGGGTGCTCAATGACCAAAACGCAAAAGCGCCTCGCGCTGGCTGTCTCCGTGTTCGTGTTTATCGCTTCTGGGTTGGCCGCATGCATCTGGCTGTCCGGTTACGACCATCGCTGCGACGGGCTTGGAATGGCGGCCTTTTGCGCATTCTTCGCATCATCGTTTTTCGCTGTGATGGCGTTCGATTTGTCTGGGACGTTTTTCCGTGAATAAGCGATCCACTCCACTCGCAAAAACGTTCAAACGCCACGCGGCGACTGGGTGGGTCTGCGCTCTGTGCGGCAGGAACACTACAAAGCCTGCTGTCCTGATCGGCAGTGAAGCCATTGGCCCGGTGTGCGCCCGGCGCGCGGGGCTTATCCAAGCCGCGAAAAGAAGCGGGAAGGCGTCGCGCGTGCAGCTTTTCTCCAGGTCAAGCACCCCGCGCGAAGACTCAAGGACACGCGATCTTTTCGAGGGGCTTGAACGATGACGGCGCAGACGATCCCGCTCAACAACCCGAACGCGCGAGGCTTCGCCTGCCGGGCGATCCAGTCCGCGCCCGATGGCTACGTCGCGATCATCCGCGAGCAGACCCGATCGCTCGAGCAAAACGCCCGCATGTGGGCGCAGCTCGAGGACATCAGCAGGCAGGTCGATTGGTACAGGCAGAAGCTTTCGAAAGAGGAATGGAAGGATGTGTTCTCTGCGGCGCTCAAGCGCCAGAAGGTAGTTCCCGGGCTCGATGGCGGTTTCGTCGTCTGCGGTCAGCGCACGAGCAAGATGGGAAAGCGCGAAATGGCCGACTTGCTCGAGCTGATGAATGCGTTCTGCGCTGAGCGAGGCGTGAAGCTCTCTGCGCCCGAGTGGGAGCGTGAGCAGATAGAGAGGGCCACATGACGCGCTCGAGCGAATCCCGACACATGGGCCGCGTCGCTGCGCTCGGCTGCGTCGTCTGTCGGAATCTCGGCTACGGCGAAACGCCTGCCCAGGTCCACCACATCCGGGAGGGCGTCGGCGCAGCCCAGCGGGCGCCGAACTGGCTGACGATCCCGCTCTGCCCGATGCACCACACGGGACCTCTCGGCTATCACACGCTGCGGGCTGCCGCTTTTGAGCGGATGTACGGGGCGACCGAGCTCGACCTGCTCGCCCAGACCCTCGAAGAGCTTTACGGGGGCCGGAGGTGAGCACTCGAATCCCTTGCGCTCTCGCCAAGGTCCAGCCGATCACGATGGATGCCGAGCAGGTCAAGCGCGACGGCTGGGCGCAGCACGGCATCCTCGTCGTAAAGGTCGGAGACGAGCGTCTCGACACGCTCCAGCAGGCAGCAGTTCTCAGCATCGGAAACACGCTCTACGGGAAAAGGAACCCAGCATGATCGAATACATCCACCGCCAACTGATCGACTGGGCTGACTGGGTCGCGCACGGCCGGCGCGTCGTCGGGCTGAGCTACCCGGGGCAGTGCGCCTTTACTCGGATGGCGGCGGGTGGCTCATGGCGCAGCGAGCCTCAGATCGACGAAGAGGCAAGCAAGATGGACCGCGCCGTCTGCGCGCTGGGTGTGACGCATTCCGATCTCGCTGACGTGGTGAGGCGGTTCTACTTGCGCACAACCAGCGCCGAACTCCTCGCCCGCGAGCTGGGGATCCACCGGGACACGGTCTATGTCCGGATCGGGCGCGGGCACCAGGAAATCCTGGGCTATCTGAACGACATTGAGGCGGCCGTTCCGCTTCCTGAACCGAGATGCACCGAGGTGATTGACTTCGCTCCGACAAAAGCGCACACTTTCGCCAAAGTGTGAAGTTGCGCCCAGGCGCAGCACAAAGGCCCGCTCTCCGAAAGGACGGCGGGCTTTTTCGTTTCCGCACAACCCGGGCCCGCGCATAGGGGCCAGTAACCCAGCCGGCAGGAATGGCTACACGGCGCCGGACGCTGTAACCGGCAAAGAGGTGTTCCATGGCAGATCGAAAGCTCACCCCGAAGCAAGAACGCTTCGTCGATGAGTACCTGATCGACCTGAACGCCACGCAGGCCGCGACAAGGGCCGGGTACAGCGAAAAGACAGCAAGCCAGCAGGGCGAACGCCTGTTGAGAAATGTTGAGGTTCAGCGACAGCTCTCTGTGCGCATGAAGGCCCGCGAAAAGCGGACTGAGATCACCCAAGACAAGGTGCTTGCCGAGCTGGCCAAGATCGGGTTTTCCGACATCCGCAAGGCTGTCCGGTGGGGCGCGGGTGTCGCGGTGACTGATCCTGATTCCGGCGAGACGACGATCGCAAACGGCGTCGCACTTGTGGATAGTGCTGAGATCGATGACGGCACCGCTGTTGCCATTTCTGAGATCTCCCAGACTGCGCAGGGCATCAAGGTCAAGCTCTACGACAAGCGCGCCGCGCTGGTTGATATCGGCCGCCATCTCGGCATGTTCAAGGACAAGCTGGAGCTGACCGGCGGCGACGGGGCGCCTTTGATGCCCTCGGTGATCGAGCTGGTAGCCCCCAATGTCGAGAGCGAGGATTGAGCTACCGCCGAAGCTGATCCCGGTCTTTTCTGGTGACGCGCGGTACAGGGGGGCATACGGTGGGCGGGGGAGTGCAAAGACGCGATCCTTCGCGCTGATGACGGCGGTGCGCGCCTACAAGGCCGCGCAAGAAGGAAAGGGCGGGGTAATCCTCTGCGCCCGCGAGTTCATGAACAGCTTGTCCGACTCCTCGATGGAGGAGGTCAAGCAGGCGATCAAGTCGGTTCCGTGGCTCGATGCCTTTTTCGACATCGGCGAGCAGTACATCCGGACGCGAGACAAGAAGGTCTCCTACGTCTTCTGCGGGCTGCGCCAGAACCTGGACAGCATCAAGTCCAAGGCGCGGGTCCTGATCGCGTGGGTCGATGAAGCCGAGAACGTCTCTGACGCGGCTTGGAAGAAGCTGATCCCGACCGTCCGCGAGGATGGCTCCGAGATCTGGGTGACATGGAACCCAGAGAAGCAGGGAAGCCCGACCGACCAGCGGTTTCGGCAAGAGCCGCCTGATGGCGCAAAGATTGCCGAGCTGAACTGGCAGGACAATCCGTGGTTTCCGAATGTCCTGCGGGCCGAGAAGGATCACCTCTACCGGGTTGATCCCGAGGCGGCGGCGCACGTCTGGGGCGGCGGGTATCTCCAGAACAGCAAGTCGCAGGTTCTGCACGGCAAGTACAGCGTCCAGCCCTTCGAGGTTGGCGAAGACTGGGACGGCCCGTACTTTGGCGCGGACTGGGGCTTTGCCCAGGACCCGACGACGCTGGTCAAGTGCTGGATCAAGGGTCTCAAGCTCTACATCGAGCACGAGGCGTACGGCGTCGAGGTCGAGATCGACCAGACGCCGGCCATGTTCGACAAGGTGCCCGGCGCGAAGAAGGCGACGATCCGCGCGGACTGCGCCCGGCCCGAAACGATCAGCTACATGCAGCGGCACGGCTACGGCGGCGTGATCGCTTGCGAGAAGTGGTCGGGCTCTGTCGAGGACGGGGTCGCCACGCTGCGCGGCTTTGAAGAGATCGTGATTCACCCGCGCTGCAAGCACTCAGAGGAAGAGGCCCGGCTCTGGTCGTACAAGACGGACAGGCTGACCGGCGACGTGCTGCCCGATCTGGTCGATAAGCACAATCACATCTGGGACGCGGTGCGCTATGCGCTCGGCCCGATCATCAAGAAATCTGGCTTCGGCCTGCTCGACTTCATGGCGCAGCAGGCGAAAGGGACGACATGACAACGCAGCGCGTTTCCCCTCCCAGCGACGGGCGCAACAGCCTGACGGGGGTGATCGTCTGATGAGCGGTCCGACCAAAACCCCGATCGATCCGGGTCTGATCGCCCGGATCTCGGGAGGCGTCAAGGCTGCCGCGAAGGTCTGGTTCGGCCCGCTTGAGCCGCTGCCGGCGTTCGCGCCGCCCGAAGAGCGCCCGTCAGTCGCTGGCCGGCAGTTCGATTATCAGGTCGGCATCAACCTTCAGACCCAGCCCAGGCAGGCCGAGCCGGTCAGCTTCGCGCAGATGCGCGCCCTGGCCGACGCCTGCGACGTGCTGCGCCTCGTGATCGAGACGCGCAAGGATCAGGTCGAAAAGCTCAAGTGGCAGGTGATCCCGAAAGACGACGCGAAGCAGCCTGACGCGCGCTGCCAGAAGATCACGGACTTCTTCGCGTCCCCGGACAAGGAGCACGACTGGAACACCTGGCTGCGCATGGTGCTCGAAGATCTGTTTGTCATCGACGCGCCCGCGATCTACCCGCGCATGACGCTCGGCGGCGAGCTCTACTCGCTCGAACCCGTTGATGGCGCGACCATCAAGCGCGTGATCGATGCGACCGGGCGCACCCCGGCGCCGCCCGATCCGGCCTATCAACAGATCCTCAAGGGCGTTCCGGCCGTCGATTACACGCGCGAGGAGCTGATTTACCGCCCGCGCAATCTGCGCACGCACAAGCTGTACGGATATTCACCGGTTGAGCAGATCATCACGACGGTGAATCTCGCGCTGCGCCGGCAGCTGCACGTCCTCGACTTCTACACCGAGGGCAGCGTTCCGGACGCACTGGCCGGGGTTCCTTCGACGTGGAACCCGGACCAGATCAAGCAGTTTCAGGACTTCTGGGACTTGATGTCCGGCGATTCTGCGATGCGCCGCAAGCTGCGGTTCATTCCGGACGGGGTCAAGTACATCCCGACGAAGGACGCGATCCTGAAGGACGAGTTCGACGAGTGGCTGGCCCGCATCGTCTGCTTCTGCTTCTCGGTCGCGCCGACGCCGTTCATTAAGTCCAACAACCGCGCGACGGCGGACAACGCGACAAGCCAGGCGGCACAGGAAGGCCTCGCCCCGATCCAGAACTGGATCTGTGGGCTGATGAACTCAGTCATCGCGCTCTACTTCAAGGCGCCTGATCTGTGTTTTGCATGGAAAGAGGAAGAGGCGACCGATCCGAACATCGAGTCGCAGATCGACGACCGGAACATCCGCAACGGGACGATGACGATCGACGAGGCCCGGGCCAAGCGCGGACAGGAAGCGCTGCCGGATGGCCTGGGCTCGGTTCCGATCATCGTCACGGCCACGGGCGGCGTCCGACTCGCCGACGTGATCGACCCTCCCGAGCCTCAGCCTGTACCGGCTGCTCTTGGCGGCCCCGAAGACGACCCCGAAGACGGCCCCGAGGCGGATCCGGCCGACAAACCCGAAGCAGTGCCAGCGAATGCCAAGGAGGCGTTCGCAAAGGCAAAAAAAGCCCGGCGCCCGATCGACATGGATCGGGATGTGATCGAGGTTGCGCGCACGAAACTCATTGGCGCTACTGAGTCGTTTTTCGCCAGCCAAGCGCCGCTGATCGCCCAGCAAATCATCGCCGAGATCGACCGGCTGAGGCTGGACCGGTCCGGTCTTGATGACGTGATCTCAGGTATCAATTTCGACGACTGGGCCGAGCAGATCCCCGAGATCTATTCGGAGGTGCTGGCCGGCGTGGCAGTGGATGGCGGGACCGAAGCGGTCGAGCAGGTCGGAAAGACGCTCACTGAGGAAGCAGAAGAGCTGATTGGCCAGAACGCGAAGGGCTGGGCCGAAAGCCGCTCCGCCGAGATGGTCGGCATGAAGTGGGTCGATGGCGAGCTCGTCGAGAACCCTGACTCCAAGTGGGTCATCACCGACGCGACGCGCGACATGATCCGCGAGACGGTCACGCAGGGTATGGACGAGGGCTGGAGCAGCGACAAGCTGTCTGCCGCACTGCAGGAAGGCTATGCGTTCAGCGACACCCGTGCCGACATGATCGCGCGAACGGAAACCGCCCGAGCGGACGCCGAGGGGCAGGTGATCGGCTGGAAGGCGGCGGGGGTGAAAAGGAAGGTGTTTTTGGCTGCACCTGACTGCTGCGAAATCTGTCAGGAATTGGACGGAGAGACAGCCCCAATCGACGGATCTTTCGAAGGCGGCGTTGATGTGCCGGTGCACCCGAACGACCGCTGCACATGCTTGCCCGAAATTGAAGAGGAAACCGAGGAATGACCATCAAGAAGCTGTTTGCTGACATCACGAAGACCGAGGAGCTCGACGACGGGACGGTCAAGGTCTGGGGCTACGCCTCGACCGAGAGCGTCGATTCGGACGGGGAAACGGTCACCGCGGACGCCATGAAAGCGGCGTTGCCCGGTTATATGAAGTGGGCGAACGTGCGCGAGATGCACCAGGCGAAGGCGGCCGGCACGGCCATCGAAGCCGAGGTGCAGGACGACGGCCGGACCTGGTTCGGCGCGCACATCATCGACTCTGAAGCGGTAAAGAAAGTGAAATCCGGCGTCTATAAGGGCTTCTCGATCGGCGGCAAGGTGACCGAGCGCGACCAGCTCAACAAGACGGTGATCAAGGGCATCAACCTCGTCGAGGTGTCGCTCGTCGATCGGCCGGCCAACCCGGAGGCCGTTTTCACGGTCGTGAAGGCGGAGACGCTGGACGAGCCGGCCTCTGCGATCGATCAGCTGGCCGAGCTGCTGAACAAGGGCGAGGTGACCGCCGAGAAGCTCGTAGAAATGGCGAAAGGGGGCTACGCCGCACCGTCCGGCGCCGTCTTCGGAGATCACTGCCTCGAGGAGATCGTGCCGCGCTCGATCGCGAAAGGGTGGAGGCTTGTCGATGACCCGACGCAGGTCGATGTCGAGATCGCCAAAGCAGAAGCGGCGGGCATTCCCGTCAAGCTGCTGTATGGCAGCAGCCCGATTCCTACCGCGCTGATCAAAGACGCGAAGACCGAAGACCTCAAGAAGTGCATGTGGTCGGTGCAGGACTTCGCGAGCGTGATCTCGACGCTCGGCTGGATCTGCCGCGACGCGCAGTCCGAGTCCGACTACGAAGGCGACGCCAGCCCGGTCCCGGCCGCGCTGCGCGCCTGGCTCGCTCAAGGCATCCAGATTTTCAAGGACATGGCGGCCGAAGAGACGGCCGAGCTGATGGCCGAGCTCAAGGGCGCTGCCGGCGAAGCGGATGTGATCGAGATGGCCCAGCGCGGTCAGGATCTCGCCAAGGCCGGCGCGAAGTTCTCGAAGGACGCCAAGGACAAGCTCGCGAAGGCGCACCAGGCCGTCAAGGAGGCGTCTGACCATTTGGCCTCGACCGGCTACGACAAGGGCGATGACGACGACGACGAAGACGGGAAAGACGCGGACAAGGACGGCGATGGCAAGAAGGCGGCCGGTGCCGACGACCTGCAGAAGATGGCCGGCGACCTGGATGTTGCGAAAGCCGATCTCGCGAAGATCGCCGCCGAGCGCGACGAGCTTGCCAAGGCCCTCGGCACCGCCAAGGCGCGCGTCGCCGAACTCGAAGCACAGCCCGCGCCCGGAAAAGCGCTCCTGAAAGCAGTCGGAAAGGGCCAGGAGGTCACCGACCCGGAGGGCGAAAAGGAACCCGAAATCATCAAGGGCTTCGACGGCGCACCGAACGAAGCCGCCAGCCTGATCAAGATGATCCACATGCAAGGGGGCGGTCGGTAACGTCCGCGAATATCAATCAACTGAACCGAACAAGCCGCCATTGAGCGGCTTTTTTCATTTCTGGGCCCCGCCATCGAGCGGGGCTTTTTCATTTGGAGAACCCGCTCATGGGCAGCAATACGACCGAAGAAACCCTTGCACTGCTTAAGGCCGCGCAAGCCAACCCGGACGACCTCATCAAGTCCTTCGTCCAGCCGTCCAACGCAACGACCGGGCTGCAGGCCTACAACCTCGAAGCGCCATCGAAGAAGCTCTTCCCGGTCCTGACCCCGCTGCGCAACAGCATCGCGCGCATCGGTGGCGGCTACGCGACCCAGGCGAACTGGAAAGCGATCACCAACATCAACGTTGGCAACCAGCGCGCCGGCATCGCTGAAGGCAAGCGCGGCGGCGTGATCACCCATGCGCAGAGCGAATACTTCGCGGCGTTCCGCGGCTTCGGCCTGGAAAACAGCGTCACCTTCGAGGCTGGCTATGCGTCGAAGAACTACGAGGACGTGAAGGCGCTCGCCGTCGAATCGACGCTGCAAGCGACGATGATCCAGGAAGAGCGCCTCATCCTGGGCGGCAACACTTCGGTTTCGCTGGGTACGACCCCGACCCCGACGCTCGCGACGGCTGCGACGGGCGGCACGCTGGCGGCTGCGACCTGGTCCGTGATCTGCGTGGCGCTGAGCCTGCAGGCCTACCTCGACGTCGTAGGCTCCAACAACGGCGCGATCGGCCAGTATTTCGACCCGACGACCGCTGTCGTTCCCGGCCAGATCACGCGCACGAACGCGGACGGCTCGACCGACACCTTCGGCGGCGGCTCGGCACAGAAGTCGGCGAGCGCGACCATCGCGACGACCGGCTCGACCTCGACCGTCTCGGCGTCCGTCACTGCGGTCAATGGTGCGGTCGGTTACGCCTGGTTTGTCGGCGCGGCCGGCTCCGAGCGGCTCTACGGCGTCACGTCGATCAACTCGATCGTGATCACCGCTGCCGCCAACGGCGCCGCGCAGCTTGCCTCGACGCTCACTGCGGCGGACAGTTCGACCAGCGCGCTCGACTTCGACGGCCTGCTGACCCAGGCGTTCAAGCCCGGGTCGAACGCGTACATCGCCGTCCAGCCGACCGGCACGGCAGGCACCGGTACGCCGCTGACCAGTGACGGCGCGGGCGGCATCGTCGAGTTCGAGCAGGCCTTCGTCCAGTTCTACAACCGCTTCCGCCTGTCGCCGACGAAGATCTACGTCAGCACGCAGGAACTGATCAACGTCACGAAGAAGATCATCGGCAACGGTGGCGCCCCGCTGCTCAAGCTCAACGCGAACATCAACTCGCAGACCAACGCGATCGCGGCGGGTGTGGTCGTCGGCAGCTACTGGAACAAGGTCACCGGCCAGGAAGTGCCGCTGGTCGTGCACCCCAACATGCCGGCCGGCACGATCTTCTTCTTCACCGAGCGCCTGCCGTACCCGGTCAGCAACGTCGGCAACGTCGTGCAGATGCTGATGCGCCAGGACTACTACCAGCTGGAGTGGCCGCTGCGTACCCGCAAGTACGAGTACGGCGTCTATGCGGACGGTGTGCTGCAGCACTACGCACCGTTCTCGATGGGCGTTCTGACAAATATCGCGAACGGTTGATTCCTCACCGCGAAGTGGCCCCGGCTTCGGCCGGGGCTTTCTTTCCTCGAAAGGGACACAGATGAAATTCCAAGGCCCGAAAGGCACGACCGGCGCGAGCGTCGGCGGCCAGTTCTTCCCGGCGAACAAGCGCGGCGTGATCGAGACGCCGGATGATGGCGAGTACGCCTGGGCGCTCGCGCCGCACGGCTTCACACCGATCGCGGACAAGGTCGCGCAGGAGGACGAAGAAGCGGCCGAGGTCGCGGACGCCGCTGCTGAAACGCAAGAGCAGCCGGCCGCCTGATCATGTCCGACTTGACGACGCTCGCCGCGGTCAAGCTGTGGCTCGGGCTCAAGAACGACACCGATGACGCGCTGCTCACAAGCATGATCACCGAGTACTCGGGCTATGTGCAGGCGTGGCTCAATCGCCAGATCCTGACGCAGAGCTACACCGAGCGGCGCAGCGGCCAGGGCTATTTCGGCTGCATGGTCGGTGCCTACCCGATCAAGGCGGTGTCGTCGGTCACGATCAATGGTCAGGCCATCCCGCCGTCTCTGGACGGCATCCAGCCCGGCTTCTACTTCGACGACACGACCGTATGGCTGTCCGGTTACCGATTCGAGCGTGGCCGTGCGAACGTGCAGCTTAGCTATACAGCTGGCTTCGACGCCGTTCCGCCCGAGCTTGAGCGCGCCGTGATTGAGCTGATCGCTCTTCGCTTCAAGGAGCGCGACCGGATCGGGCATCAGAGCAAGTCGCTCGCGGGTGAGACGGTGACATTCATCGTCAAGGACTTTCCGCCGAGCGTGCAGACGATCCTCAACAATTACCGCAAGGTCGTGCCGGCATGAGTGTCGAGGCTGTAGGCGTCAAAGAGGTCACGGAGCGATTCCAGAACCTCCCGGAACGCGCCCGGACGTCGCTGCGCCAGTCGATCGGCGTGCTCGCGCTCAAGCTGCAAGCGCGCGTGATGCGTCAGAAGTTATCCGGGCAGGTCTTGAACGTCAAAACGGGCCGGTTGCGCAGATCGATCGATCAAGTTGTCCGCGACAACGGCGACGACATCGCGGGCGTGGTCTCCTCAAACGTCGAGTACGCGCGGGCTCACGAGTATGGGTTCAGCGGGCAAGAGTCCGTCAAGGCGCACCTGCGCACGATCAAACAGGCTTTCGGCAAGCCGCTCAAAGCCCCGGTGACGTTTCAGGTCAAGGCGCACGCCAGAAAGGCGAACGTTCCTGAGAAATCCTTCCTGCGCTCGGCGCTGACCGACATGAAACCCGAGATCCAGGCCGAAATGCGCAAGGCAGTCGGGAGGGCGCTGCAATGATCGAGCGCGAGCCGCTTTACGCGGCGCTGTTCGCGAAGCTCTCGGCGCTGCCCGGGTTCGTGACGACAAGCCGGACGCTCAAGCACTGGGCGGACGTGTCGGCGAGCGATCAGCCCGCGCTGTTCCAGGCGCAGAAGAACGAGACACCGGCTCAATCGACCGGCTCGCCGGCAGAGTGGAAGCTGCACCTCGATCTGTACCTCTACGCGCATTCGGGCGATACCGGTGCGCCGTCGCAAATCCTGAACCCGCTGCTCGATGCGGTCTGCAACCTGTTCGCGCCGGAGAACCCGACCACCAACCGCTGCACCCTGGGCGGACTCGTGCATTACGCACGGATCGCCGGGACGATCGAGACCGACGAGGGAACGCTCGGAGACCAAGCCGTAGCGATCATCCCGATCGAGATCTGCGTCACCGACTGACTTACCACCAACCCATTTCCGAAGCCCGCCCTGAGCGGGCTTTTTAGTTTCTGACCGGCCCGCCATTGCGCGGGCTTTTGCTTTTCTGGGAGAAGCTCCATGCAATTCATCTTCGGCGCCGGCGACTTTTACGGCATCCCTCTTGCGGACGCGAGCGGGAACTCGATCAGCAACCCGACCCCCATCCACCTGGGCGTCATGCAGGAAATGTCGCTCGAGTTTTCCGGCGACGTGAAGGAGCTCTACGGCTCGCTGAAATTCGCGGTCGATGTCGCGGGCGGCAAGAACAAGGTGTCCGGCAAAGTCAAGGCTGCGCAGATCAACGGCCAGGCGCTGAACTCGCTCTACTTCGGCCAGGGCATGACGTCGGGAACGATGATGGCGGCCTACAGCGACACGACCGGCGCAGTGATCCCCTCCACTCCCTTCACGGTCACGCCGACTCCCCCGAGCTCCGGGACGTGGATCGAAGACCTGGGCGTGATCGACTCCAATGGCTTGCCTTTTACGTGCGTCGCCTCGGCGCCGACGACGGGTCAATACAGCGTCGCTGCTGGCGTCTATACCTTCGCGGCTGCCGACACGTCCAAAACCGTGTTCATCAGCTACCGCTACTCGGCGACAGCCGCGAGCGCGAAGAAGATCAGCATCACGAACCAGCTGATGGGTGCGGCCCCGCTGGTCGGTGCCCGCCTGCAGACGACCTACCGCGGCAAAAAGGCGCTCGTGGTGCTCTACAGCGCGATTTTCACGAAGTTGTCGCTGCTCGGCACGAAGCTCGACGACTACTCCATCCCCGAGTTCGACTTCTCCGCGTTCGCCAACGGCGCGAACCAGGTCGCCGACATCTACCTGTCGGAGTGATTGCCATGGCTGAATTTTTCGAAGGCGTGAAGCTGCGAATCGGACGCCAGGACTACATCGTCCCGGCTCTGTCGATGCGACAGCTCAAGCAGTACGAGAAGACGATCGCTCAGACCCAGAAGTCTCTCGGGGCCGCCATGTCGTCCGCTGACATCGACAAATTCGTCGAGGTGATCCACGCGGCGGTTGCGCGCAATTACCCGGACGTCACGCTCGATCAGATGCTCGATGCGATCGATCTGCGCAGCCTTCCGACCCTCTTCCCCGCCGTAATGGGGATCTCCGGGCTGGAGGCGAAAGCACAGGGGGAAGCTCAAGCGCAGGCCGAAGGGGCGGCCTGACGCTCGGCGAATCTCTGGACGAGCTCTGTGCTCATGTCGTCGCCTCGACCGGGTGGGAGCTCGACAAGGTCGAGTCGATGACGCTGCCCGAGCTCGCTCCGCTGATTCGCTACTGGAACGAAAACCCCCCACTGCACCTGCTCATCAAGGCCTTCATGGGCTTTGAGTCGAGAGCGAAGCAGCAAGACGACGGCGACGACCCGGAAGCCGATCAGTACCTCAACCGCTGTTCGGTTGATGAGTTCAACGAAATTCTGAAAGCCAACGGCTTGCCGGTGGAGTGACCTCATGTCTGACGAAAGTAAAGTCGAAGTCCAGTTCGGCGCGAAGACGACCGAGCTGGAAGCTGGGACGAAGCGCGCAGAGTCGGACATGGCTGCCGTGGCTCAGGCCGTTCGGGATGCCGCAGCAGCTATCACCGCCTCGACCCAGAGCATCAACAAGGCCTGGGAAAACGTCGGCGAGAAGATGAAGCAATCGACGGCCCAGACTACGGCGGCGACGAAGCAGATGGCCGAGGAGAGCAAAGGGGCGTTTGCAAAGATCACGGAAGCCGCCCAAGCCATGCAGGGCGGCGTTTCCGGCGTCATGGGTGAGGTCGCCTCGGCGCTCGGAAAGTTCCAGGGGCTTTTCGCGGGCGCTGCCGCCGCCATGGGCGGTGGCGCTGCCTTCAAGGCAGGGGTCTCTGCCTACAAAGAGCAGGCCGCCGACGCAATTGCGCTGTCTCGCGCGCTAGGGCTTACCGCGGCAGAGGCGAACGTCCTGAATGCGCAACTCGAAGCCGCAAACCTGACAAAAGACACGTACCTGGGCGGAACCAGGGCGATGACGCGAGCGCTCAATACAAACTCGGACGCGTTCAAGGAAATGGGGATCAAGACCAAGGATTCTCAGGGCGATTTGTTGCCAATGCAGCAGCTAATAGAAAATACGGTCGCGTCGCTCAATCAGTACGCAGCCGGGTCCGACAGAAATGCGATGGCGCAACAGCTTCTAGGTAGGTCTTACGACGACATACTTTCCTTGACTCGTCTCAATGCCGCGGCGAACGAAGAGGGCGCCGAGAAAATCAAGGCCTACCACGAACAGCTAGACCCCGCTCAGGTTAAGGCCTATCGGGATGCGATGCGCCACCTGGGGGACGCTGGGGAGGGTGTTGGTCTGGCAATCGGGCGCGGAGCGATGCCGGCGATGACCGAGCTCGCCGAGTGGCTGAGCCAGGCGGGGCCAACAGCCACGGAAGTAATGATGATTTCCATGGATGCGCTGGGCGACGTTTTTGATTCTGTCAAAGATATCGTTTCGTCTATGTGGGAGACGATATCCGAAGCGATGTCACTGATTACCGGTGCCGTAAAAGGATCTTTTGAAGTCGAAATCCCAAGCTTTGGCGAGGTCGTTAAAAACGTATTCAGAATTGTGCGCGTTGCGATTATTTCTTTTTGCAGCGCAGTTCAACAAACGTTTGAAATCATCAGATCGACGCTTGAATGGGCTGGATCGTGGCTCATGCGCTTCAACAATGTCGCTGTCGCAGCGTTCAGACTCGACTGGAATGGCGTAAAGGCTGCATGGAGCGCAGGGACTCAGCAGGTCGAGAAGATCGTCGCAGAAAGTGCGGCGCGAATGGCAAAAATACAAAAAACAACATACGAAAAAATACAGGATGCGCTGACTGGTGATATAGGGACAAAGCAGGCAAAGTCAGCGACTGCCGTGCAAAACAACGGAACCAAGCACGCAACAACTCTTGGAGTAAAGCCGCCCAAGCAAAAGAACGAGAAAGAGAAAAAAGACCCGAGCAACATGAAGGAGTACGAGCTTGAGCTCGACGATATGAAGCTCGTCTTCGCGCAGAAGAATGAAGGCCGCGAGATGGACAAGGCGGCCGAGCTCGCATTTTGGGAGGCGAAGCTCGAGATCGTGAAGAAGGGCTCGGACGACGAGAAGACGATCGCCAGGAAGGTCGCGCAAGAAAAGATCGCGATCCTTCGCGAGGGGCGCAAAAACAGCATCGCGGAAGAGAAAGAGGCCGCCGAGGAAACGGAGCGCCTCCGGCTCTCGCTGCTCGCGATCGACGAAGAGAATGCGAACCAGCAGCTCGCTCTCGGCCAGATCACCAAGACCCAGCTTCTGCAGCAGCAGAAGGTTTTCGAGGATCAGCGCTACGAGATCCAGCGCGAAGCCCAGGCCCGGCGCATCGCCCTGATGCGCAAAGAGGACGACCCGGCCGCCTACATGGCTGCGAGCGCAAAGCTGCTCGAGCTCGACCGGGCACGCAACCTCAAGAAGCTCCAGATCGACCACCAGCTCCAGGCCCAGGAAAGCCCGATCTGGAAAGGAATCAGCACGTCCATGTCCTCACTGTGGGACAAAGGAATCAGCGCGATGATGAACGGGACGCTGCGCTGGAAGAACGCGCTGCGCGCGACCTGGACGGAAATGGCTGGCATGTTCGCGAACACGGTCATCAAGCCCATCGTCGCGAACTGGGCGAAGTCTCTGTCGACGATGATCGCGCAGAAGCTTGGATTTGCTGCGACGGAAAAGGCCATCGACACAACCAGCGCAGCCACATCGATGGCAACAACCGGCGCGGCCGCGACGGTGAAAGTCGGCGCAAACGCGGCAAGCGCGGCGTCAGGCGCCGCATCAGCCATGGCGTCAATCCCTTACGTTGGCCCAATCCTCGCGATCGCCGCAATGGGGGCGATGTTCGCCGCCGTCTCGGCGATGGGGTCCAACGTCAAATCCGCCTCGGGCGGCTACGACATCCCGAGCGGTCTGAACCCGGTCACGCAGTTGCACGAGGAGGAAATGGTGCTCCCGAAGGGTATCGCCAACCCGCTGCGCAAAATGCTGGGCGGAGGGGAACAGGGTACGCAACAGGATCAAGGTCAATCGTCTCAGGGCGAGCAGCACCTTCACATCCACGCGACCGACAGCAAGAGCGTCGAGCGGCTGCTGTTCAAAAACCAGGACGCGCTTGCAAAAGTCATGCGCGAAATGTCAAAGAACGGGAGGATCTGATGGATTTGTTTCCAGACCTTCCTGGCTTCGACATTGAGAAGTCGCGTGACACAAAATTTGCGACCGAGGTTCAAACGGCGGTGAGCGGTAAAGAGCTGCGCGCGACATTTCAAACCGGAACTCCGCGATTCGAATATTCGCTAAAGCTCAACTTCGCTAGGCGTGCTGGTTTTTCGGTGCTGACCCCGCAGGACGAGATCCTCGCGCTGCTCAAGTGCTACAACGCCGCGCGCGGCAAGCTCAACCCGCTGCTGCTCATCGACCCGGTGAACGGGGAGGCGGAATCCGTTCAAATTGCAATTGGAGACGGGTCTACAAAAACGTTTCAGCTCATAGATGATGGGGGGTGGCCGGCAATCAATATCCAGGGTGATGTCATTGTTGACATAATTGGTTTTGTCCCTGCCACATCATGCCCTTGGCTTTTTTCTGGGGGGATTAATGCTTCGTACCCGTACAGTGCAAACGGTACGCCCCCTGTTTTATTTCCGGTGACACCAGGTGACAGCCTGTTCATTACCGCGAGTGGATCAATAAAGTACAACGAACACACAACCGCGGTAGGGCCAGACGGCGGCCATCGCGGTGCAGACGCCAGCGCGGGGAATAACGTCCCCTCTATGTATTGCGGTCATCCACTTCCGTCAGATGACTTCGTCGGTCTTGTCGGGGCCTTCGCCGACGCCTCGGGCAATGTGATCGAGCCCGTCTGGATCGGGGCAAGCGCGACTCTTTCTGTCCCGCCTGGCGCTGCGCAACTACAACTTGGCATTAATGATTACAATTTTGCCGATAATCCGGGTGGTTTCTTCGTAAGAATAAACGGGGCACTTACAACGACGAGGCTTTATGAGTCAAGCGGCGATTTTTCTGTTGATAAGGGAACTGGCGTTATAGTGTTTTCGTCAGGCGCTACGCCGGCAATTGGGTCGCTAATTAGGTGGACTGGGGTGTGTGCGCGAAAAGTTCGCTTCTCGGACGACTCGCTCTCAATCAAGCAAATCGTCGAAAAGCTCTTTTCCGGCGACTCGATCAAGCTGGTATCGCTCAAATGAAAGAGGCTCCTGACGCTCTGCTCGCACTGCTGCAAAGCGGCGATCCGCTTTTTATGAGCGATCTATACACCATCACGCGGCAATCCGGATCCGCGCTGCGGTGGACCAATGCCGACATCGATCTGACTGTCAGCGGCAATCTCTTCGGCTCCGGCGACGACCAGGGTACGACGCCGCTTGTCTCGCGCGGCTCGATTCGCAATGCGCGCGGCACCGAGGTTGCGACCTGCGATCTGACGCTCTACTGCGGGCAAACCGCGCAGCTGCTCGGCGTCCGCCTGCCTCTCGCCGCGCACAACGGCGCATTCGACGCCGCGCGCGTGCGCCTCGACCGCTACATCGCTCCAGCCGCTACTCCGCTCGCGGGTTGGCCTGTCGTGCTCTTCGAGGGCGCGGTCGCCAGCGTCGATCCGTCGGCGCTCGAAGTCGTGCTGCACCTAAAGTCTGACCTGGAATTGCTCAACCGGGTATTCCCGGTGCACACCTATCAGGAGCGCTGCACCTATACCTTTGGCTGTCCGGGTTGCGGAAAGAGCCTCTCGGCTCTCACCGAGTCCGCCACGGCTGCGGCCGGCTCCGACCGGGGCCGCATCCTCACCTCGCTCGGCCACGCCGCGAATTACTTCGCAGGCGGCTACTGCATCGCAACCAGCGGCAACAACGCCGGCGCCCGCCGCTCGATCGCCGTGAGCACAGCGGCCGGCGCGATCACACTGGACGTGCCTTTCCCCGCCGAAGTGGCCACGGGCGATGGCTTTCAGGCCGTGCCTGGCTGTGCGCGCACGAAAGACGCCTGCAGCGCTTGGGGCAATCTGCCGCGCTTCCGCGGCTTCCCCTTCATCCCCGTCGCGGAGACCGCAAAATGACCGATCAAAGACAGGCTGTCGTCGCCGAGGCATTGAGCTGGGAGCGCACTCCCTGGAGGCATCGCGCCCGCGTCAAGGGGGCGGGCGTCGATTGCGGAATGCTCTGCGCAGAGGTCTATGAGCGCGCCGGCGCCGTGCCGCACATCGAGCCGGGCGACTACCCGAGCGACTGGATGCAGCACCGCACGGAGAGCCCGATGCTCGAATGGGTCGAGCGCTACTGCGATCGTGTCGACGGTGATGCGCTGCCCGGCGATATCGTCCTCTTCGCGTTCGGCCTCTGCGTTTCGCACGCTGCGATCGTGATCGAGTGGCCCCGGATCATCCACGCTTACATTAAGGCCCGCGCGGTCGTGCAGGACGACGTCGTCGACAATGCCGCGCTCGCCCAGCGTGTCGCCGGCATCTGGCGACCGCGCGCATGGGGTGACGCATGAGCGGACTTTTCGGCTCGGCCTCGCCCTCATCGACGGTTACGCGCCTGACCTCGCTGCAGGTATCGTCCTCGATCTATGGCGCGACGATCGCAGTTGTATATGGCACAAACCGGGTGCCCAGCAACCTCGCGGACTACGCGGATTTCGAGGCGCACGAGCAAGAGCAGAACAACGGCAAGGGCGGTGGCGCCGCGTCGTCCTATACCTACACCGCCGCAGTCATTGAGGCGATCTGCGAGGGACCGATCACCGGCATCGGCAAGGTCTGGCAGGACAAGGATGTATATACCCTTGCCGGCTCTGGCTTTTCGATGCTCTCCGGCGGGCGGCCCCAGGCCGCCTGGGGCACCTGGGCGAGCAAGCACCCAGACCGTGCGCTCGGCTACTCTGGCACGGCACTGGTCTGTAATGCGCGTCAGGATCTCGGCGCCGGCGGCAGCACGCCGAACTTTAACTTCGAGGTCGTCGGGCTCTTCGCGGGGTCCAGCTCGGGCACGATCACGGTCTCCGGAAAAGCCATGCCCTGGAGTCTGGCGGGTGGCAAAAACGCCGCCTATCCGATCAGCGCGACCGGCACGTCTCCGGTCGCGGTCGCGGTCGTGCCCGGGCAGGCGATCACGCTCTCCGCGACTGGTGCGGTCAGCTACAACAGCGGAGGCGCGACGGTTGGCCCGGACGGCGCGAACATCAACCGCGGTGGCAACACGACGACCCCGCCGAGCTACTACGCGGGCCACGACGCGACATCGAACGACATGGTCGGCCTCGTCGGGGCCTTCGCCGACGCCTCCGGAAATGTGATCAAACCCGTCTGGATCGGCTCCGCCGCATCGCTCGTGGCGCCCGCCGGCGCGACACAGTTGCTGCTCGGCGTCAATGACTGCCGCTACGACGACAATGGCGGCAGCTTCACGGTCTCAATCCCGAGCGCAACAAACTCCGGCGCCGACGCCTTCGCCGACCTCGTAATCGGCGGCATGCTGGGCAACCCCTACTACGGCATCGGCTGGGACGCCTCGCGCATCGCCGACATGACGAGCGGAGACGCGTCCTACCGTCGCTACTGCGTCGCGGCCGGCTTCTTTGTTTCGCCTGCTTTTACCGATCAACAGGCAACCTCGGGCCAACTGCAGACCCTGCTCGATGCGACCAACGCCGAGATCGTCTGGCATGCGACAGCGGCCGGGATGGTGCTCAAGATCGTCCCCTATGGAGACGCGCCGATCACCGGCAACGGCATCACCTACACCCCGGACACGGCGCCGATCTACGACATCACCTACGACGACATCCTCGGCGTCATCGACGAGCGGGGCACCGCGACAGGCGAATCGCCGATCGCGGTGACTCTGACCAGTGTGCAGGACATCAAAAACTGCGTCCCGGTCGAGTACGTCAAGCGCTCGAACGATTACAACACCGCGACTGAGCAGGAGCCCGATTTCGCGGACGTGTCGATCAACGGCATGAAAACCGATGGCGCGCTGACCCTGCACTGCATCACCAATCAGGCGCACGCCCAGGCGATCAGCAAGATCCGCGCGCAGCGCAATGTCTATGTGCGCCGTCAATACACGGTGCGTGTCTCGTGGCGGCTGATGTGCGTCGAGCCGATGGACCTGGTCACGATCTCCGATCCGCTGCTGGGCCTGTCCTACCGGATTTGCCGGGTCATCTCGGTCGAGTACCCGGACGAGACGGGGGAGTCCGAGGGCATCACGCTCACGCTGGAGGACTGGCCGCTGGGCATCGGCTCGGCGACCAAATACCCGTCAGGATCAGGCTCGGCCGCGAGCTCGGGGACAAGCACAGGGACCGGCACGGGCTCGGTCTCGACCGCCGGAGCGGGCGGTTCGAACGGCAATACATCGGGGTCTCAGCTCGCCAGCACGCCGCCCGGCAACACCAACGCCCCGGTCATCTTCGAACCGCCCGCGCTGCTATCCGGATCCGGAAAGCCCGAGATCTGGATCGGCGCATCGGGCGGTGCGAACTGGGGAGGGTGCTATGTCTGGATCTCGACCGACGGCGGGTCATCCTACAGCAAGGTCGCGACCATCTCGGGCAAGGCCAAGCATGGCACGCTGACGGCGGCGCTCGCATCGGTCGCCGACCCCGACACGACCAGCACGCTCGCGGTCGATCTCGCGGTCAGCGGCGGCACGCTCACCGGCACCGACGCCAACGGCCTCGCGGCCTGGGCCACGGCCAGCCTGGTCGGCGACGAGATTGTCGCTTTCCGGACTGCAACACTGACCGGCGCCAACGCTTACAGCCTCACGACGCTGCGCCGCGGTGGCTACGGCTCGGGCAATGCCGCGCACGCGGTCGGCACCCGCTTCATGTTGATCGATTCGGCCGTCGCAAAAATCACTTACGACGAGTCGCTGGCCGGCAAAACGCTCTACATCAAGTGCCAGAGCTACAACAACTTTTCGACGGCCGTTCAGGATCTCGCCGACGTGACAGCGGTTGCTTTTGTCCCCCAGGGTGTCGAGTACCCGCAGCCGACCACAGTCACTGTCACGACCAGCACGACAAAGCCATCTGTAGCCGCGAATGACGCGCAGATCATCGCGCAGTCCTGGACGGACGGCATCGACTACAACGCCGGGTCGCCGAATGTCGTCGGGAAAGTCTGGGTCGATATCGCGTGGGCATTTTCGAGCACGGCTTCGGCGCCGGATTACTTCGAGGTCGTGCTGATCTCGGGCTCCGACCCGACCGATCCGAGCACTTATCTGATCGAGCCCGCTCGGGTCGATGGCGATGTTCGGCGGCTCGTCCTCGCGGTCACGCCTAATGCAAACATTTCGAGCATCAATGCCTGTGTGAGGGCTGTCTATGCCTAAAAGTCCTTGGACAAAATCCGGTTCTGCTGCTTCCGTCGCCGCTTCTTTGTCCGCAGTCGGGTCAGGATCCAGCGGAGGCGGCGGAGGTCTTTTGCAATCTAAATATTCAGAGACGTCCAGCCCGATAACCACAACGAACGGCGGTACCGGAACCCCGACTTTATCAAACACAACTCTACTCACGTCGATAACGATAACCCCTCATGCAATAGGTAACGCTTTACGCATCAGGTGCGCGACGAGGAACACAAAATCATATACAGGCGACGCAGAGCTCCACATTTTTGATTCTTCCGGAAATTTTATAAAGAGGTCCGAAGCTTCGCTCCAGGGCGGCTTCACGGGGCCGCTTTATGTGATTGCACAAATCATTGTGTCATTGGTATCACCTGTAACGATACAGGCAAGGGCTAGAGGAAATAACGAAGCGTCTGTAGTAAACGGGTGTTCGCTCGAAGTCGAAGAAATTTCGGCGGCCGTGCTTTAAATATGCGAGCGAACTGCTTACTCGTCGCGCTCTGGCTTTGGTTTCGCGGGCGCGGACACGGCTGGATTGCGATGCGCCGCAGCGACGGCCTGCGCGGGCTCATTCCGCATTTCGCCTACGCGGCCCGCGCTCGCGGCTGGATGCTGACCGTCGAATTCAGCCCCGGAAAATCAAAATCCTGGATTTTCTCGCGCGGCGATTCCCCGCTTCTTTTTCGCGGAAATTTCGTGATCCGCACTTACGTCCTCGTCAATCGCGCAGAGCACGGCTCCCCGGCCGATGCTCTGCGCGCGATACGAATTTTTGAAAGCAGCACAGGGAGCAAGCATGCAAAGCACTGATGACGTGCAAACCCGCCTCGCGGCCGGAGATCGGAAGATGGACGGATTGCAGGAGCAGATCGACGGACTGCGCGTTGCGATCGCCGACAACACCGCGCTGACCCAGCAGATCCACACTTCGACCGCCGACTTGGTCGAGGCATTCGGCGCGCTGCGCGGTGGGCTCAAGGTGCTTGAGACGATCGGTCGTTTGGCGCGGCCGGTCGGCTACATTGCAGCCGCTATCGCGGCGGCTATCGGCGTCTTGCAATCGATCCGGGGGCTCAGATGAGCGACGCGAAAAGCCGCCTCGTCGCGCTGGCCGGTGCATCGGCCGCGACTGCGTTGTTGCTGCTGATCCCGAGCGCCGGCGTTGAGGGAAACAGGGCAAAGCCCTACCGCGATGTCGGCGGGGTCTGGACGGTCTGCGCGGGGGTCACCGGCTCGCGCGTCAATCCCCGGCATCTCTACTCGCCGGAGGAGTGTCGTCAGATCAACAGCCTGACGATCGCCGAGCACGCCGAGCGGGCACTGCCATGTGTGCGGGTGCCGATGTCCGACTCGCGCAAAGTCGGGCTCGTCGTCTTTTCCTACAACGTCGGCCCCGGCGCTTTCTGTGGCTCCAGCCTCGCTCACCGGCTCAACGTCCGCGACCCACGTGCGTGCGAGGAGATCACCGAGCACTGGTACAAGGCTGGCGGCCGCGATTGCCGGATCAGATCGAACAACTGCTACGGACTGATCGATCGCCGCAAGATCGAGCGCGCGCTGTGCGAAGGCTACCCGCTGGACAAGGTCCAAGATCTGATCGACAGGAGGATGTGATGCTCGAAGGAATCAAGGCCCAGGTCGTAGCGCTCAAGGCCGGTGCGCCGTGGCTCCGGATCGGCCTCGCGGTCGGCGGCGTGCTGATCCTGCTCGCGTCCGGAATCGTGATCGGCGAGCGCTGCGCCGCGCCGCGCGCAGAGGTGATCACGTACCGCGTCCCCGTGCGCCAGGCCGACGGCTCGCTGATCGCCGAGCGCACGCCAGAGGCCAAGCCGACCCCGGCTCCCCACGAGATCCCGCGCGGCTGGAAAGAGGAGCGCCGCGTGTCGGCGACGGTAAAGCCTGCCCGTTCCGATTGCCCGCCGGTCGCGCTCGACATGTCGATTGTCAGGGACAGGGAGGGCGGCAAGCGCGTCGTGCTCTCAAGCCCGGACGGCACGGTGACCGCAGGGCAGGACATTCCGATCGAGCCCGCCCTGGTCCCGGCTCCGGTGCGACGATGGGCGGCTGGTCTCGCCTACGACCCCCGCGAGCGCAAATCATCGGCCTGGGTAGAGCGCGACTTCGCCCGTGCCCGCGTCGGCGCCGAGCTGTCGCAATCCGGCGAGGCCCGCCTGCGCGTCGGCTTTACCTTCTGATATCCCCAGGATCTGGGGATAACTCCCCGCGCTGACCCCGTAGGCCCGCATCGCGCGGGCCTTTCCTTTCTGTGCCTGATTTTTGAGCAGATGGACGGCGTGACTTTTTTCACGCTCTTCGCAGAAAGCGCTTGTGCTTTATTATGTGAGCGCCTACAATTTAACTCATGGATCAGGGAGATCCAACCGCACCTCGGGTCATCAGGGGTAGGAGTTGAAAAATGAAAGTCCGCGTTGAGACTCTGAACTCCGCTGGAATCGTCTCTGAAGCTCGTAACCTTGGGCTCGAAGAAATTGAGTTCATCGGAGCTTTTGACCCGGTCGAGCCGCTTTTTAATGTCTGCGAAGCAGACGCAAAGATTCGTGTTTATTCCTTCCCTGGACTTGCCTACGTCGCCGACACAAACGGCGACCCCGTGTGGGAGGCGAACGACCCTCAGGCATGGGCCGATCTTATGGAGCAGTACGGAGTCGAACTGTAAGGGGGTAATAGGCCATGGTCCATCAAAACCGTGGCCGCCTTACCGTCGATCCTGACGGTAATTGGCGGTTCTACACAAACAGCGTTCCTGCCGGCTGCACCGCGCTCGGGACGGTAACCCGCGACGGCGAAACAGGCGCTCTGGTCGTCACCGAGGCGGGCATCTACTCGATGCTCAATGAGCGCGTCTATCGCGCCCTGGACCAGCGCAAGGTCAAAGCGGCGCTCTCGCCCGAGGGCGGGCGAGGACGCCCGGCTCTCGGGGAGCGCGCAATGACGCAGGCAGAGCGAGCGGCAAAAGCAAAGCGCGATCTGGAGGGCTCTGGGGGCCGGCTGCTGAACAAGGTCGCGCTCCGGCGCGAGGCGAACGATGTCCTCGCGAGCGAGATGGTCAGGACCGGAGAGACGGCCGGAGACGTGATCAATCGGGCGCTAGCCGCCCTTGGTGGATCGTGACTTTTTTCACGCTTTCCTCCGAAAGTCCTTGTGCTTTATTATGTGAGCGCCTACAATTTAACTCATGGATCAGGGAGATCCAGCCGCGCCTCGGGTGATCAGGGGTAAAGGAACGAAAATGGACAAGCCGAAATTTGAAG